CGCCGCCGATGGTTAAATTTTCCACGTTTGGCAATTTGTTGACGGGAGTCAATCCGTTCTCGTCAAGTAGCGCGATCCCTGCTTCTTGCCCGGACGAGGCCGCTGCCAAGAATTGGATTAGCGCGTCGCTATGGGTTTTGATAGCAGGTAGCCCGGTCGCGCTATCAAACGCGACTTGTCCTGATACCATTTCGGCGGTCGTGGTTTCTTCCATAGCCGCCTTTATCAGCTCGAAGCCGTTGAAATTCGAGCTGTAACGCTGCGGCTTGATTGGATAGCTAGTGTTAGCCATATTGTTATTGTCTCCTATTGACAGTTAGAAATAAAAAGAAATTTATCGGCTCGCGAGTGCCTAGAATGTCGCGTCCGGTAAATGCGTAATAATGATCAATAACCGCGATGTATTCGGCCGACCGAAGTCGAGCCTCGCGACATTCCGAGGCCGAGCAGCGTCGGGCGCGGGGAGAATACCGACCTCGGTATCGGTTTCGGTGTCATGAGCGACTATTGATAGTAAGTGAAATTCACAATTAAAATTATGCTCAAATGTAGCGTTAGATTCGCCGATTTCCATAAAAAACAAGACCCTCTCGGCCGAAACGGCCGGTGATGGCGCGACGGCCGGAGCCATCCCGACCGCGTGACCCGCATCGAAACGGACATCGAAAACGACTGGTAAGGTCTTGTGCTCACCATGCACAAACACGATGAGGAACTCGCCCGCGATGTCGGTGTCAATTGTGGAAATATTCCACGTAATGAACACCCCATCGGCCGAGATCGAACCCTCGACCCGCACGGCCTCAACACCATACGACCCTTTCGGCCAATAATAGGCCGTAACGGGCAAATCGAGCGCGTAGTCGCTCCCGTCCTGATTGAGTGCCTTGATCGTGATCGGACCGCTCGCACCTTGCACAACCCACGGCAACGCGCCGACCGGCGACTCGTTGCCGATCTGCGTTGGTGTAAAAACGACGTGTGGTTCGGAGTACGACATCTATATCACCTCGGCGGGCAACGCGGAACCGTCCGCCTCCGTCCCGATCACGACCACCACATCCGCGCCGATCTCGATGTCGGTTGCGGAGGGGTAGAGAGATTGTAAATAGTTGGCGAGACCTGCCGAGAAATCGACGGCCGTCTCAAACTCACCAAAGCTCAACACGGCCGGATAACTCAGCGGTGCGAGCGGTATCTCGAATCGGTACTTGATCAGCGCAAGCGGTCGCGCCGCGATAGTTCGCTCGACACCTTCGTCGACGATGACTTCCATCTCTACAGGTAGCGACTTCAGGCCGTTTACAACAAAGATTGTCAAGAACTGCCCCGCCTCGGCCGTGTCGGCCGTGTCCATATCCCAGAGAATCGACGACCCCGAAACCGACAGCGGTCCGGAGATCGGTCGCGCCGGTTCGGTGGAATCCTTGCTCCACATGTGGCCGGTCGCGGTGCCGGAGAGATCGAGAGATTGACCGCTACTTGTTGCGGCCTTGATCTCAACCTCTCCGCTTGATCCTTGCATCACGCGAGGCAATCGGCCGAGGTATCCGCCAAGCTTGCTATTTGGAGTCATGACAACATGGGCGTCGGTCGTGCTTATCATTTAGTAGCGTGTCTCCGATTGTGACCATTCGACAAGCTGAACACTCATCGCGAATCCAGACGGGCTCGCGCTCATTGCATCAATGACAATGCCACATAAATAAAACCCGAGACTCGACGAAAGCTCTGCGCAAACATGGCGATCGGCAGAGATGTACACCGAGACAGACATCCCCGATCCTGCGGATTGAAACCGGACGATTTCACCGCCATTGTTTGGTCGAGACATAAATTTTGCTTGAACATCAACGAGTGTCGACGGTTCGTAAATACAGCCACGAAAATCAAGTCGAGTAATTCGGGATTGATTTAGGTCAATGTTCGTTTTCACCTGTATAGGCACATCTGTCGATGTGCTGTTTGATTTGATATGACCTATGCCTCTTTGATCATAAGCGGGAGCCACCTCGGCCGATGCAGACATCCGCTCGACGGTCCGCTCAAGTTGCTCGATCCGAGCCAGTAGCGATTGAACAATCTGATTATTCATCTATCAGATACCCCCGCACTTCAACGCCCGAGCTACTGGCGTTGATCTCGATAGACTCGACACGAGCGAAGCTGTTTTGCCCATCAAAAAACCGACGAACGCGGTCGCCGAGCTGCCATTCTTTGCCGTACTTCGCCGCGACCATGCCCCCCATGTATTGACGCGCCTTATGCACGGCGAGCGTCGTGTCGGCCGCCGCGTCAAGCGCGGTACTTGTGGTGAGTTGTGTCGCGTGGAGAAACATCTCGGACCGAGCGAACGGGTCGCGGTCGATCTCCTCATCATTTACCCGCTGGCGGACCGCTCGATTTGATCCTACACCACGACCGCCAGCATAGACGGCTGTCACCTCGTCGCGCCAATCCTGAGCACTGGCGGCGTCAATCAATCCGCCAGACTCTTCGCTGAGTACGATTGATCGCTCACGCCCGCGCAAATTGGGCCACGTGCGGAAGGCAAGACCGGCCGGCTTTTGGACGACATCATAATAAATCGGGTAGCCCTGCCCCCTTGAATATTCGGCGATCTCCTCGATCACCGATGCAAGTTGCCGTCGCGAAAAAGCTTTGTCAATGGTCGGTCCGTATCCGGTATCGTCGGCGACCGATATGTATTGACCGAATCCCCGATCTATCATGTTTTCGCGAGCGAGCCGTTTAATCGCGTCGTCGGCCGCAAGTCCTGAGATGGTCGCGCCGTCTGTTCCTGCGGAATGGGCCACGATGGGCGCATCGATGAGCGTCCCGCCACTCTCCGCTTCGATCTCGACGCCGTGCCGCTTTCTCTTGATCATCTTGACCAACCACACCGCACCGCCGACCAAATGTGTTCGCCCGCCAACATGGTAAAAAAGAGATATTCGAGCATTGCGAACGAGCCAAGAGCGAGGAAGTGAGCCGCACCGCAACGAAAGACCGGTCGTTCTGTTCTCGGAGCAAACGGCCGACAATTCGTATATTTTCGGCACTTGACCGCGCCGGACCGATCCGTCCGGAGTGCATATCGTGACTGAGATCACAGCGCGCCTCCATCAAGTCCGACATGTAGTACGTCCCATTCGGCTGTAACTGCGATACCCTCGTCGGCGAATACTTCGAGACGTGCGACGCCGGGAATGATTTTTCGACCTGACGGCTTGCCTGTTGGTGTGAGCAATCCGGCCGGATTCGACCCGTCGTTTACGGCGTTGATAGGTCCATAAATAGAAGAGGTTGCACGGCCGTCTATTCCGGTGCTTAGTGTGAGAATCTCGTCCGGCGCGAGCGTGTAATCGAGGTAGACACCGGCCCCGCTATCGATGTCCCGTATATGGTAGATGGCCCGATTCTCTTCGGACTGATTTACAATATAAAATGTATACGGCGCGGCAGCGGTGCCACTGCACGAAACCTCAGTACGCCCGCCGAACGTCACACCGTCAAGGCGTGAGTCGGTATAGGTTGCGAGGACGCGGTCGCCGATGTCGTAAAGCTGGTTAAATGTTCCCCACATCGCGACCGGATAATGTCGCCAGCGGTAACCGTCGAATGTGTGTAAATCGTTGATCGCACCGCTCTTGTATTGAAGATACAAAAAGCTTTGACTGAATCCAGCCGCGTGAGCGTGGGACGCCTGAGCGTTCCAGTATGAATCGTAAGGTGACGGCCGTTGATCCCATCGGTAGCCGTTCCATGTGTAGCAGCTACTTAGGCCGAATGCCCAAAGCTCGTCCCCGTTGTACGCGAGACGCTCGACGCGGCTCTCGCTTTCGAGTCCGCTCGTCGCTTGGATCAAATTGAGGCTATCTTTATCTAAGAAACCAGCATAAACCGACCCGCTCCATTCGCCGGATACCCACAGATTACCCCTAGGGCCGATAATCGCGTCGTAGACATCGGGGTCAATCGCTTTTGCTGGTGGGTATTGCTCGCTCATAGACCAATAAGTGAACGTGCCCGAGCCGCTGGCGACAAGATGATTATTCCACGAAAAAAGCTTTGTTCTTTCGCCGTCACCAAACGCGCCCGAAATGGCTCCTATCCCTTGCCAGCCTGTACCCCATTTCCATAAATCCCCACTGCTCACGCCGTACATTTCGCCCGCGTAGAATGCAATGGCGAGTATATCTTCCGGAAAAGTGACAATCACGCCGCTCGGATCGGCGACGATGCCCCATTCCCCACCATCGTATCGATACACCCCCCTCCCGTGACAAATCGTGTAAATCGCCTGTCCATCTGACACGATTCGCCGCGAAAATCGCGTTCTGTCCGTATCATCATAAGGCAAGCTTATGATCGAGGCTCCGGTCGGGGTCAATTCATACAATCCCGCGTAAGCTACGGCCGCTCGCGCCTGCAATTCGGCCGAGCCTTTCCCTGTCTTCCATACCGGCCGAGGGCATTCGATCTGAATCGTGACCGGCTCGGTCAAGCTTGACCCGTCCGGACGATACTCCAAACCTCCGGCGTAGTAGCCCGCGATCTCGGCCGGACGATACTCGTCTCCCGACGCATCGGGTAAATTGTTCAGGTTGTAGCGAATCCGAACCGATTCGCCGGAAGCAAGCACCGTCGACACGGCCGCCCGCGCTGTATGGTATTGATCGAGTGTAGTCCCGAGCATAGCCTCATTGATGCCACCGACAATCCCGCGCAAGGCGATGATCGACCGACTGTTTCGGGACTGATTGAAGTCGGCCCCGTCGGCGAGAGCGTATTCGCTGAAATCGTTTATGGTTGGTGCAACACCGGCCCCCGAAACGGTCTCTACTTGGAAGCCTAGATCGCTCATTTTGACCCATTCGCCGGACGTGTAGCCGCTCGGCCGGATCGCTCGGGAGTTGTACGGCCCCGCGAGCCATGAATCCTCAAAGTATTCGGCGTGTTTATCGAGACAGATGAGCACATTCGCAATGTAGCCCCCCTCCTCGATATTGAGTTGGACGGTGTGGTCAATCCCGCCCTGAAGATGGGCCGAATAACCTTTACGCTGACCGTTCTCAATCGCAAAGAATCCGGTTTCTTCTCCCTGAGCAAACACGAAATAAGCATCGCCGGAAACATCGGCCGATATATGATAAAAACCGGTTTCGGGTGGCGTAAATGTGTAGCTCGCGGGGCCATTTACTTGACCGGCGATACCGAGGCCGTCCGCATTAAGTACGGCGCGGCCGATGCCGGTCCAGCCGTCCGTATTGACGACGAAACGGGCATTCGAGCAGTAGTTAAAGATTGCTTTTTGATAATACGACGGGACGAAAATCTCCCATACATCACCAGGTAAGTTCATTATATATTGGTCCGTGCTGTATATAGAAGCGAACGCGCCGCGAGCCGCTGATCGGCCGACACTGCGCCGTTAATGGTTAAATTAATAGTTTCTGTGTTGTAACTGTCGCCAACCGAAACGCCGGGCGCGTTTTGCGTCGCGAATTGATTAATAGCACCCTGCCCGCCGTCCAAAATGTGGCGCGGGATAACGAGTTCGTGCGGATGCACGACTCCGCCTGTGTTGCCGGTGTAGCCACCGCGAGCGAATGCTCGAGGGTTGGTGCCTCCGGTCCCGCCGTCTTTTTCATAGCCACCATTGGCGGGGATACCTCCACTGGTTTCTATGTTAAATCGAATCTGATAATCTCCGGCCGCGTCCTCGGCGGCCATGCGCAGGCGGTCGACATTCTCTTTCGCCGTACCTACCGAATCATCGATAATCGTGATGTCGGTCTCGGTTGCGTCGAGTGTTGCAAGTTCAGCGCGAAGCGATTCGCTCGAAAGCTTGCTCAAATCTAGCGAATTTGTCGTTTCGTCGTAAGCGAGCGCGAGCGCGATAGCCTCTTCGCTATTGGTTGCCATTTGATCTATTAAGAACTCGGTCGCCTCGGCCTGATCCATGACGGCGAGTGTTAGAAAATCCTCTTGCCTGATTAGCTCATCTATAGCGGCTGTTGTGCGAGCGTACTCGAGTCGTGCGTCCGCCTCGGCTTGGCTAATTACGCCGAGTTGTACACCGTAGGCGATATTCGCTTCCGTCACACCTTCAAGCGCAAGACGCTCCTCGAATGCTCGGATTCTAAACGACTCTATAATCGCTTCGTTGGCCGCGTTGACACGCTCTTGCATCTCCTCGGCCTCGGCCGCGTTTCCGGTGTATGCGCTTATCATTTCGCCGTGAGCTCCTTCGAGGTCGGCGAGTTGTGCGACAAGCGCGTTTCTTTGGCTGTCTGTTAAATCTTCCTGTAGCGCGTTCCATGCTCCGAGCCACTCCGCCGACCCTTCGGTCGCAGTGCTTAGAAGCTCCGAGTACATTTGTTTTTGCTCAGTCGTGAGATCGGCCGCAAGTTGGCCTTGTATGCCTGCGATTCGTGTTGAGTTATCTCGCGACACCGTAACCCATTCGCCGGACGCTTCCGCGAGCCCTTCTTGTGCGGTTGCTAGCTCATCGATAAGAGGGCCGCTCGCCTCCCATCCTTGATTTAATCGCTCTTGTGCCTCGATGGCCGCTTCATTTGCGGCGGCCACCGCCTCGACGCGCTCGTTATAGGCCGCGATAGCGGATCCGGCTCGGATAGATTGGAGTTCCTGTTCGCGAAACGCCGCCGCCTGAGCCTCGAGCCGTTGCTCGCGATTGCTGTCCGCTTCGGTCGCTTCAAGCTCGGCCGAAGCTTCGCGAGCCGATGCCATTGAGTGAGACCAGCCATCGACGACGGTGTTCGCCTCTTCTATCGCTTTTGCATTCTCATAGAAAGCGATCTCGGTCCGCTCTAGCATCGGGCTTAATTCGTGCCCCTCTGCCTCTTCAATCAAGGCGATATACTCTTCGACCGAATCGGCCGACGCCGCGAGCGCGATCCGCAAGTCGCGAAAAGATTCGATCACCTCGTCGCCTGCACCAAACAGGCGAGCCTTGCCGCCTATCGATTCAAGGCGGCGATACTGGTCGACGAGATCGTCGACGGTCCCCTCGGCCGTGATATTGCTCGCGATGAGCTCGACCATTCGCTCATTGTAGCCACCAATGAGCCCGCGACCCGCGTCGAATGCTTCATTTGTGCGAACAACCCAGTCGCGGACGAGATGCTCATCGACAAGCTGAACAAATGCCGACCACAGATTCTTAACATTGGTCGTCAATCGGTCATAAGGATCGACGGCCGACGCGACCGATCCGCCCGCTTGCTGGATGAGAATATCCCCTTGATATAAAAACTCATTCAAGAATTTTTGTTGCTTGGTGAGCTCGTCGTAACTGTCGGCGAGCGTTCTCAGCTCCGGATGCACCTCGCGGACCGCGTTCTCCATACTAATAGTTAGACCGAGATTGTCGGCGATGAGAACGGACTGTCGTTTGATCGCGATAGATGCGTCGTCGAAGATTTTCGCCGTGTCTCCGATTGTCGGGTTGAGCGTCGTCGCGGCCGTGGAGATCGCCGCCAACCGTGGTGACGCGGCGAGAAGTGCGCCTGCCCATTCGTCGGTAGCACCGGCGACGAGGTTGATCATGCCGCTTTGTAACGTGACGCGGTCGATTGTGCCGAGCGTGGCTGCTTCCACGCGGCCGAGCAGGTCGGGGACCGGCGATATACTCTCTTCGAGCTTCTCGAACGAGATACCGAGCTGTGTCACCTCCGCGCCTTGACGGCCGAACTCGAACGCTTTCTTCGCCGCGACGCCAACCGCAACGGCGGCGGCGGTAAACGTCGTGAGCTGCGTTGTGAGTCCCGAGAACTTGCGTTCGGCGGTGTCGGCTCCCTTGCCGTCGAACAATGTCTCTATTAATACTTGGAGGCGGGTCGGTGCGGTCATTCGAGAAGTTTCTCTATCTTTTTGTGGAGCACCATATCTTTGGTGTCCCACTTTTCCTTACTGTAATGCTTCCATATAACCCATGATTGACGGGTTATGTGAAGAATGTCGGGGTCTTGATCCAAAACCCCGCCAGATTGAGGCAAGTGTTTCCAAGACCCGGTGACGGGGTCAAGGCAGGCCCAAGCTAGGTCTAAAGACCAAGGGGGCGAGTCGATGCGCGACCGAGCGAACTCTCTGACGCGCCGATAAAGTTTTTTTGGTCTAAAAATGGGGCGAAGTACTCGTTCACCGCGTAAATTACCCAAAATTTTAGGGCGAGCGGAACATTTGAGCCGTCTGTGGTGACCGCTTCTTTTCCGATTGTCTCGCCATTTGTTTTTAGTGTCATGTGACCGTAATTTCCGAATAACTCAACCGCTCCGGCCCAGTTTCGCCCGCGTTCAGATACTCCAAACGCGGTCGCGGGTGCTTTAGCGCGGCCGTGCATGAAGGTGTGCCAAATGGCCGCCTCGACAACGCCGTCGGGTAGCTGTATCTCGCTTCCCGCGTGCGGTGCGAGGAGCGCGGACTCGGTGCCGTCAACTTTGCGAATAAATGGCATTAAATTTGTACCTCCGCAAGCTCGTTAACGACACGGAACCCTAGAAACCGGTCGTCGGCGACGGAATCGCCGCAATCGATCATGATCTCAGCCACACCAGCCCCCTGATCCTCGTCGGGGGTCACGTCCTGAAACACTCCCGCCCCTTCGATCTCAAATGCTTTAGTCGTGCGCGTTCCGGCCGTGGTGAGCTTGCTGCCATAAAAAGCGAGCTTGAATTGTTTGATTTTGATCTCTTCCGATTCGTCTCGCGCCGTTGCGCCGGTGTCGTCTTCGTTGTCAATCATGAGCTTAAGCGTCGCTGAAATTTTCTTCTCGTCACGCACCATGCGGCCTAGGCGGCGATCACAATCTTGCGTCTCGACGGCTCGGTTTCCGGTGTTTACGGTGAGGTCAAAAGACATGTGTTTGTTAGACCACTCGGTCGAGCCGATGGTCGCACCGGTGTCGTCGATCCACAATTGACCACAATCGAAAAGAATGTCTTCATTGCCGCCGAAAATGTTCGCGCTACTAATATCCGCGTCGTTGAGGCGCGTCACGATGCCGGTCGACCACGTGGCCGACAACTTGAGCGGTTCGCCAACGCGGCCGGTGATCTGGAAGCTTGTTACATAGCAATGTGCCGCTTTTAGGCTGAATGAGTCGGTGACGTATTCGGCCGAGTATGTTTGTATCGGCAAGTTTTCGGCGAGTGGCATAATATACTCGCGCACATAGCCCGAGCCGTCTTGTGGTCGATTAACCGGCTCGCTGACAGCGGCTGACAAGACCGTTTCGATCTCCTCGAACGAGGCGTCGCTCGCGTAAGGGCTGATCGATCCGCCACGACCGACGCGCCGCGACATCATGCGCGGACCGTATCGGCCGGTATTGGCGGCGCGGCGTTCTAGTTGGCGGCCATCGCTGAGCCGTCCTTCGCCATCGAGGACGCCGGTCGCGGGGACGAATGTCCCCGGCGTTGTTTCTGGTGCCATTTGCAATTTGATGGCCATACTAAACCTCTACTAAATACTTGAATGGAATATCTGGAATGTCGAAAATGTGCCCGTAAAGGGTTTTGCCCCCCCAGTCGATCTCTCCGGTTGTATGAGAGATCGACTCGACGGGAAAACCGAGCTGTTCGCGACACGTTGCCGCCGCGATCCGTTCCGGAATAATCTCGCGGTACGGCATGAGTTTTTCGTACTGGTCCGCGAAGTGTTCAATCGGAACGGCCGCGACAATGCGAAATGTCTCGGAGCAACTCACGCGACGGCCGTTTGCTCCTTTTTGGCCGAGCTCTGTCCGACCGCTCAGAGAATACACGACCACGGCGAAGCCGTTTATCTGATTTGGCGGTGTCTTCTCTCGTTGCTCGACACCGCTTGAGTTTTGCACCACGTGGCGCAATTTTTCGAGTGCTTGCGACGGCTTTAAAGGCGATCCCATGATTCTTTTATGTCCTTCGCCGCCTCACGAGCAAAGCGTCGTATCGTTCGGAGCGAGGCGGCGAAACCCTCGCGCATATAGCGTCGAGGTTTTAGACCGCCATTTCTAGCAATGATCGCCGCCACGGCCGCACCGCTCTTGAAACCGTGCCGCGTGGCCCAGCGGTCGAGCTGAGGTGTCACGGCCGGACGAGCCGGTCGCCACTCGGAGCGGTTCGGACCGTCGAAGTGGTCGCCGGTCCCGTATTCCATTTGCGGCGCGTAGGGGAGATTTGTCCCCACACGGCCCCAAGCTGGAACGGGGGCGGGGTCGATCTTGGTCGAGATCGAGTTCGCGAGACGCCCTTGATCTATCGGGGTGCGTCGCCGAATCTCTTTTTGTGCGTGGATCGTCGATTTGTTTAAGAAGCGACGAATCGGCGGCCCGAACACCTCTGGGCGGAGCTTCGCTTTGACGCGGTCTAGCCCTCTAATCTCGATTTGTGTCTTATCCACAATACACTTGCCATTTAATAGGTACGACACTTAGTAGCGCCTGAATATCTGAATCGGTGCCGATCTTGTTGATCACAGCACTAATACCAGAAACCGGTGAGCCGGAGACTCCGAATATCGCCTCGGGACGCTTCCACAAGCGAAACGTCATAAGGTTGGCCGCTTCTCGGATCGCGTCGGGGACTTCGAGCGCGTAGCCGAAGCGGGCCTCGATCTTGACCCCTTGGCGTGACACGGGGAACGCATACGTTCCGAGCGTGTAAAGCCGCTGGATCGGTTGCCTCATGTCGGTGTGATAGTGAGTATTGAGAACATATTCCCCCGACCATGTGCGATTGCGTCCCGTGTCGCACATGACGACGAGACCCTCCTCGGTGGCGATGTCGTCGACATCGAGCGAGGCGATTGAGCTTGTCGTAAAATACTTGACGGTGGGCTCGGCCGGAGCCACAACGGCGCGGCGGCGGTTGCGGTCGATCCACTGCGTGACCGCTTTGCCGATCTGCTCTAGCCGTTTCATGTGCTTGCCGTGGTGCGAGGTGGACATCATTTTTTCGACGTCGCCGGGGTTGGAATAGTTCATCGTGATTTACTAGCTTTCGCGGGGCGCGAGTTGGTTTTCGGTTTCTCGTCGGCCGGTTCTTCGACTGGCTCGTCGCTCGCTTCTTCAACGAGGTAGCCTTCAGGAAGTTCGCGGAGCATCGCTTCGGCGTCGGCCACTTTGATAAGATGCTCGCCATCCTCAAGAATGACGAGCGTGTCACCGGCGACGGCCGTTAGTACGCCACCGGTGCTGAGTTGATCACGAAAAGGTTTTTTTACGGTGATCTTTCGCATGATTACTCGCCGATGTTGTACAACATCGCCTGATGCTTGATGTGATCCGCCTTGCCGGTTGGCGAGAAACGGCCGAAGCCAAGGCGAGTGAATGTGATCATTTCCGTTTGGTCGCGACGCGGGGTGCGAGACATTTCGACGGTGATCCGACGACGCACACCAGTTACCAGCCCGTTTCGATTCATCAACAAGGCTTGGTGCTTGGTGTTGTTCGCTGCCGTTGCGCTGATATGACCGTCCGCAGTCGTTAGTCCGAGCATTGGTGTAACAAGCACACGGTGACGGCCAATCATGCCGATCTCGCCGGTCAAGACGGTAGCGCGAGCCCCGTATTTTTCTACGGTGATAAATTCAGGGATGAGCGTTAGAAGGTGAGCCAACTCGCTATTCACGATATACACCAAATCGTTAGGGCTCGCGGGATTGCTCCAATCGTGGACCCAATTTTCGGCTCGGTCGATCAATAACGCTTTAAGCCGGAACAGTGCCTCGAGGGTGATCGGGTCGCCGCCGTGGTTACGCGATTGACTCACAGTGTCAACAAGCGAGGCGTGACGAATACCGTCAATAGCCAGATAGTGCTTGTTGCCGTCTGCGCTAGTAAACGGCGCGGCGTCGGTACTGTTGATGTTTCCAGTCGCGGCGATGGTGCTATCACCGTTCAGGAATATCGAATCGCGGTACAACTGCAACGACTTGGCGAGTTGGCGACGATAGAAGGGGATAATTGGGATGAGTGAATCCTCGACCATTTCCCCCGACCAGACTTGAGTAATAGAGAACTTGTGCGCGTCGACTTGCACATGATTCGACCCCGTCCGGCTGAGCGGGTAAGGAGTTTGCGGTTCATGCGTGGTCCGTTCTGGCACGTGGTACATTTCCGGCAAATCCGCTTCAACGGGGAAAAACGCCGTCGGGGCGGTCATCTGGAAAGATGAGATAAGCGGAAAGATGACATCTTCGCGACGGTTGGCCATCCATGCCGTGTTTGCATATTGAACACCTACCAGCTCGGCCCCGAAGCCTTCCGAGCCTGTATGATGTGGCTCGGAGCGGGTGAGCGCGCTGTAACCGCGACGATAAGCGGCCGTTTCCTCGAAATGGACGTTGCGAGCGAGTTCGTCGGCCGTCGCGTACCAATAAGACGGCATGTTCGCGAAAGATCGCTTTAGCTCCTCTTTGTCGAACTCGGTCGCGTCCCCGTCGACTTCGGACGCGATTGATTTAAATGCGTTTCGCAAGTCGTCCGAAATCTCGGCCGCGTTGCCGTTCTTGTCACGCCATGCGCGAAGCCACGCATAGGCCATTTCGACGTCCTCGACAGATGCGCCCATCCGGCCGAACTTGGACGGCGCGAGCGTCTCGCCCGCGTCGCCAATGGCGCGGAACTTGCGAGTGAACTCGCTCGCCTCATCTTCGGTCATGTCATTGATGATCTCTTCGACAAATTCGCGAATTTCAGACCGGCGAACAATGGGGTTTTCCCCTTCTAAGAGACCGCCGACCTTCTCTGCAACGCTCTGTAATAGCTCGTCGCGTTTTTCAGTGGTTAATGGCATACTATTTCTCCAATAGCTTACTAAGTGCGAGTAACCCCTTATCGGCCGTCTCGCTAAAGTCGACGCTCGGTTCGTCGACGTGAATAAAGTCTTGTTCGCCCGCGAACATTAAGCCGCGAATCTGTGTTGTGGTGAGGGCTTGTAGTTCACGAGCGGTACGCCATACTGGCGGTACTTTTCCGAGGAGCCGATAAACCGGCTCTAAAGCGTCAAATAACTGTCGGCGCGTGTCATCCTCGATGGCTGGCGCACCATAAGCGAGCGCGGCCATCGCGGAACCAACGCCGCGAAAAACATCGGGGAGCGGGTCTTCCTTGTTGATCGGGAACGGCTTTTCGAGTTCGTCGAGCATCTTTGCCATTTCGTCGGCAATACTCCGCAACGCCCGCGCCTGCCGCATCGGGAGCGACTGAGGATCGAGCGGGACGTTGACCATAGAGAACTCGATAAGCTCGTTTCGCCTGCCTCGCTCGTAGGTGTCCCACGATACGGACCCGCCGATCATCCGCTTTACAGCTTTGTTGTGAAGCTTGACGGCGAACTCGTCGTCGGCATCGTAATAGACACCGATCACAAGCTCACGACCGACGACCTCGGCCGTACCAAGTCCAATCGGCGGCCGCTGGTTTTGAAAATCGTGACCGTAAAGAATAGGGGAATACTCACGATAGCGACTCAAGTCCCAAGACTCGGCGCGGAGATCGTGCCCGTCTTTTTTCTTCCCTTCAGTCGATGCCACAAACGGCACCGGTCCGAGGAAACCTTCGCGCTCCTCTAACCCTTCGGCCCACGCGAGGTGAGCGGGGTCGGTTGCGGCTATTGCTCTTGAATGTGGCATAAAAATCTATCCTTCCCGCGTATTGGCGGTCATAAAGCATTTGCAATTAATATCATCCTCGGCACTTCCTGTATGGCCGGGGGCGTCGCCGCTGGCACCATTAGCCAAGCGGAAATGATCGCCGAGCGGTACGGTTTGACCGTGCGCTCTGGCGTGATGGGGTCGCGTGGTCCGGCTGAGTGCCGACCACCATGTTTTGCTTTCCACGACCCCGCTTTGTCTCCACGCTTCAAGCGTGCCACCGTTATACGCGCCGTTGATTTCGGTGCGTGCAATGGTTTCGGGTGTTGAGCGAATCTTATTTCCCATGACTCGCTTAATCGTTTCCTCGATGCTCGCCGCGTCCGCGCCGTCGCCAATCGCTTGGCCCAGCTCGCCGCGCAACTCGTTCCATAGTGTGTCTGTGATCCGCTTAGCGAATCGTTGCGCTCGTTGCTCGATGTATTGGATCGCTTCAAACTGATCTATATCGAAAATACGAGGTGATACGCCTATATCTTCGAGCGCGAACTCGGCCGCGTCTCGAAACACATCGATAATGAGCGGTCGAATCATCTCTAATAATTCGCGTTGCCATTCCGCCAGCTCGAAAGGCTCATCGGCCGCTGTGAAGCCGTCGCGCTTGGTCTCGGCCGCACGAATCAGTACGGCCGCTTGCATTCGTTTTAAGTAGTTGGTTACGGCCGTTGTTACCGGCCGTTGATGCCGATTGCGTCGACGTTGTTCGCGTTCGTAGAGGAGTTCGTGATCCGCGCCGCCGTTGCGCTCGTTGCGCTCGGTTTCGGGTTGCGGTGCGGGTTGCTGAGCACCTCGGGGGGCGTCGCCCCACTCGACCGGCTCGCGCCCTTGCATGGCGCGGTACTCGTTGACGGTAAGCGTTCCCGCTTCTAGCTCCTCCTTCACTTTGGCCCATTTTTTGGACTCGTTCTCTTGGAGAACACGAACGCCGGAAATGTCGAACTCGACCGAGTCCGGCCGGTCGCGCTTCGAGAACATGGGGAGCAACTGCTCGTTGATGGTGCTCGCGATGAAAGCCGCGCGGGGGATAATCGCGAGCTCGTAAAGCATCGTCAGGGACGCATTGAGGTTTTCATAGGTGCGGGACTCGGCCGCGAATAAGTCGAGCGGTATCCGGTCCGTCGTGAAGATTTGACGCTCGGCATGATTCACCCCTTCCAGATACTGAGCATCGCGAGGCGACCCGTTGTTCGAGTGCATCTTGATAGAAAATGGGAAGAACCCCCAGCGGTGAGCCTTGTCTTTTCCGGTCACTCGCTTCTCGATAGCACCGATCACGGCGTCTGATTGCTCCTTGTCGAAAATCTTTTTCGGGTCATCCGGAGCGATGAATCCGCCACCGATAAGACCCTGTTTAAATAGCAATTTGTTGGTGTGTTGAGCCTGCCGGCCGAACTCGGCCGCATCTCGGCTCGCCTTGAGTGGCGACAGCCCCGAAAACTCATCAAACACGTTAGGTAGCGCAAACCAAACAACTTCGGACCGCTCGAAGCGGACCGGATTAACCGAGCCTTGCGGGGTAAAGGTGTAATGAGAAATGTACTCATCGGGATGCAGTACCGGTCGCGAGCGGCTCGGGTGTCCCCACCATATCTCCCTCGGACGGCCTCGGCCGTCCGGCTCGACAAACCAATAAGCTTCGCCGTAAGTGCAAAGCGCGAGCTCGGTCATTTGCAAGAGCTTGTTAGGAGACCAGAAAGGATTGACGTGATTGAGGAGATCAACGACGGGACCGCTATCGATCTCTTTCTTGTTGTCCCCTCGGCCACGATACAGCTTCAGGGGAAGCTGACCGAGAAGATCGGCACGGGTTGTCGCGCTAGTGTACTTGGCGGGCTGAAAGAAATTTAGCTCGTCTGACGAATCGACCGCGTAAGCACTTTGATGACCGAACGGGTCATGCTCCGCACCGGCCGTGACATCTTTGGTCACGAATGCGCGGGCGCGAAAAAGGTTTAATACGCGGTCAAGTAATGCCATATGCAGGACTATAAACGGGGGGTGTCAACGTGTAGTTGACATTTTTTACCAACGCTTAGTAGAATAATTTTTCGTTACTTTGTGGCTCGGCCGAGATGATAACCCACGCACCATCGATCACGGTGATCGGTATCTCTAGCGCGAGCTTGCTCATGAGGCTGTGCGCTCCCTGACGGCTAATACCGTAAGCGACTGATACTTCGGCTGTCGTCATCTTGTCCCCCTTCGCCAATCGCCACACGACGGCGGCGACGCGGGTCGTCGTGGTGTAATCGCTCATTAGTAAAATAACGCCCCTTTCACCGTATGGCGATTAATGCTGTAAGCGATCCCCAAAGCTAAAGCCAACGCCCAAAACTTGTCCGCGTGGTGCTTCTCGTTTCGCTCGGTGTCAAAGATAAGATTTTTCGCGGCCGAGACCTTGCGCTTGATACTATGCACCTGATACCCGATATCTCGATCCGCTGGCAACGCGACGCGCAACTTTTGAAATAGTGTTTTCGCATCGGTGGCCCATTGTGCTTTACTGGCGTTGGTGAAATTGACCCCCTCGACCCGTGCGGGGTGCTTCTTCTCCAAGTTCTCGGCGAGATTCATCCCGAGACCGTTTCGGTCGATCCAGCACCGGATAATGTTCCGGCGTGAAACGATCTTATTGATAATCATCTCTTGTGTGTCGAACGGCATCCCGTCTAGTGTGATCGCCAGCCGGAGCGGGAGCTTTGCCCCCTCGCTATCTGGAATGCCGACGGCGAATATCTCGGTCGTGTCCCGTGTCCGGCCGACGTCGACGCCGAGCGCGAAGCGATCCTCAAGCGAATCGTCCGCGAAGAACGCCTCAATCGCCACGAGTACGGCCGTGTAATTACCAATCGTCCCCCGCGCCGCGTACCATGTGTGCTCGGTCGATTGCGCGGCCCGTATCTCGTCCCATGTGATCCACGCCGATGATTCGTCGTGATAAACACACTCATATTCTTGCTGAAAGTCCTCGGTCGGTATATTTGAGAAAATCGCCTGTATACGGCTGTTGCCGTAGGCGGCGACGCGGTCGGCCGTGGTCATACTCGGCGCGCAGTGAATCGCTTCGCCGGGAGAGTGACTAAAGGCCCAGCACTCCCACCACGGCGTGCGCTTGCGGGTGTAGTCGGGATATGGGTCTATCTTCTGCTGGCTGATCTCCCAATGTCGGCCGGACTCGCCCCCAACGCTTGAGCCGATCCGGAGCCGACCCCCTTTGGAGATGATCGGTAGCGCGGCCGTGTATATCCGAGCATCATCGGCAACCCATGCGTACTCGTCAAGGTATACATTCATTCTGGCCTTGCCACGCGGCGGGCGTGACGGTAACGAGATGATACGAGCACCGTTATCGAACTCGACTTGTTGCACGTTGGCTCGGATTATTTCAGGCTTGGCGAATGGGGCGCGCAGATTATTGTAGATAGATGTGCAGTAGCGGATTTTCTCACTTGCCTCATCGAGGTTGATCGAGACGAACGTCGACGACTGCTTGTTAAGCATCGCGTCGGCCACGGCCTCGGCCGCTATAGCGAACGACCACGCGATTTGGCGGCTTTTGTCTTCGTGGTAGAAGATGCTGTCGTCGTTCCACATCTTGAGTTGAAAGTACTCGAAGCGGGCATCGTCGACACCGGAGGCGGCGGGGAGATCGAGATATTCGACGAGGAGCTTTGCGCGAAGATTGTTATAGACCATAGACTAGCCGAGGAGATCGATAGTTTCTGCTACTTTTTCGAGCTGCTCTTTTTGTTGCTGTTTCCACGCTTCGACATTCACGGCCGATGCTTCGCTCTTGGCCTCGGCCGTGGCCCCGGCGATGGCGATAGCTTGGGCGGAGGTTTTGCGGGAGGTTTGCGCGATGCGGTCGAGAAGATCACGAGCGGCGGATATTTGGGTCTTGTGATCCTGCTCTTGCTCGACGATCCGCTCGCCGGTATCTTCGTCGTTGCCGAGATAGACAAGGCGCGTCGCGGACATACCGCGAATTAGTGTTTCGGCAGCCTCTCTTGAGGCGAGCTGTATAAGTTCCGTCGTCTCTTGGATCATGGCGAACGCTTCACGCTCGCGGGCTTCGCGGGCCGCTTCGACATCGCCAGAGACGAGAGCGATACCGAAATTAAGGGCACTAGTAAACGAGGGGTAAAATTTGCGCCACTTCTTATAGGTCGACTTGCTTCCGACCAAGTCGTCACGGCGAAGTGTGCGAGCAATGGCTCCGCGAGGGGCTTCGTTCGTGACGATCTCCGCCATGACGGCGAGGATGAAACGGCGCATTTCGACTGCACTCGGGGCGTGGGCGAATGTGGCGAACATGGGGCGCATGGTCTCGAAATAGCTCGGCTCCTCAAGTTCGACGATCTCTCCCTCGATGGGTTCGCGACGAGCAAGCCGAGAACGGGGGTGCATGGGGGGTGTACTTTGTTCGCTTGATAGTGTTTGCATCTCTCGCCCCTTTTACCCCCCGCCCAATTGAGGTCCGGCGAACGGTGGTCGCTCTGGTACGACCATGCGGATACCCCAATCGATGCGATTTTGAGAGGTTGCCCCCGCCTTTACGTGGCGACGCACCCATCCGTGAGCGACGAGTTCCTCGATTTCGTCCTCGATGCTTTTATGAGGGGACGACCCTTTATAACCCATGCTCTCCGCGATCTTGCGGAGCGATGGGGTTTGGGCGTTCATTTTTATATAGTTGTGGGCGTGGTGTAGGACGCGCCGCGCTTTTTGACTCATGGGGATACCGGCCGGCGACATGTAAAGCGGGGGCGGGGTGCGGGGGGTTGGTGGTGCGTGGGCATCGGCGCGGGCAATGTCCGCGAGGAGTGCGCCAATTTGCAAGGCTTCCTCACGGGTGAAGACGGAGCGGGGGACGAGATCGATTTCGGTTGCGCCGCTTGAGTCGCGACCGATCCGGAGTCGGCCGTCGAAATTGATAGGGGATGGGTCGGGCGTATGGATACGGCCGACAGCCGACTCAAGATCGGCTAAAAGCTTTCCGGCCGATTCGCGGCCTATTTTGAGGCGGTTCGAGGGGAGGTTAAAGGTTAGGGTCCATTGTTCTCCTTGACCGCTCGTTTTTATGTATGACATTAAGCCGATGGTCCTCGGCTTGGGGTTCTTCTCTCTTTTTATTATGGGGATGGTGTGCGGGGCTGTCAAGGCGAAAGACCGCCGAACGCCCGAGGGAGGGGGCGAACGGCGGACTACAGAGGGAGCCTGCATCGATTGTATCAGGACTGATCGACAGGGACCAATGATTGATACGGGTAAGCTTTGCTGAACGAGATTTCGCGCCCGCACATGTCGCACTTGTGCGGGTATTGCGGCGGGAGAGTCATTAGGACGATATTTGTCGCTTTCATCTCGCCATTACACCCGCCCACATCGCACAGGGCGCGGAGGGTGCGGAGCTGCACGGGCTTATGTTCTATGCTAATTTTCGGGATTTTCATTGATTTTTGTCTCAAGCACCGCTTTGATCTCTGCGATCTGGCGACGGTCGCGCTGGCTATATTTAATCTTGCTTGGGTCGTATTCGTGGCCGTTGATTCGCGCATACGCACTCGTCATCGCCGCGACTCTTTCCTCTTGGCCGGATGCAAGCGCGTAGTACAGCATTACATGAAAGCTAGGCCTCGGAAGCTTGCGACGTTGGAGCGCGTGGCGGTTGTCGGCGGGAGTCATGAAGGGCTTAGGCATTGCGCACCTTTTCGCCGGCCAAGGCTTGACCAATCGAGAGGGGGCGACTCATTGCGTGATCGAGATGTTTTGGCAAACCCGCCGCTTGGCGAAATTTAGCGGCGTAATACGCCGCAGCGTCGCCGTGGTCGTCACTGTCGAGAGTCACCACCGCCCCCGCGTCGCGACGCTTGGCGTCATTGATGACGAGGGTCGCGGCTAGATTGACAATGTTCTGGAAAAATTCGGCCGTCTCCGTCGGGGCGTAGCTCGAAAATTGATCGCTGGCGCGTTGCAACAATGCACAAATGCTCTCTTGTTTTTCTTCAATTATACTACTCATTTGTAAATATGGGATTGTGTGAGCGTCCGCCAATATTCGCAAGTAGTGTAGGCTAGTTGGTGGGAAATTGTCAAGCGTTGTAGATAAGTTCGTCCTCAATGTCCTCAACAAGCGCGACCGCCCGCTCCGCCGCTTCGAAGCGCTCCGCGCTGCTCAGGTGTGACAGTCTCAAACGATTGATCGCACTGACAAGTTTTTGTGCGATGTCATGGACACGGCCGGAGCGCAAATCGAATTGAGGATTCAGCCGTGCCGCTTCGTGCATCGCGCCCCAGCGCACCCGCTCCGGAGCAACGACGGCGGCGCGGTCGCCGGTGACTTCGCCACCGCGATAGACATCGACGATGCGGTCGCGGCCGATGATCTCGCACAGGTTCGCGATAGATGACTCGTCGGCGTCGACGGTGGTCGAGCGGTTGTTTTTTCCAAGAATTGTATAGCGATATTTTTTACTCATGAGGACTCAGAAGCGCACCGCCGACCCGCGTCGCCGGTGCGGGGTAATCGATTTATAAAGCTGGCACGGACACCGCGCCCGCATAGAACGCTTTTGCGCGACCAAATGCGATCATCGGCTTGAGATTGCCATACATGAGCGATGTCGCGTATATATCGGCCGCTTGCATCATGACGAGATTGTCGAGCGGACGATTGTCGCGCACTTTCTCAATGAACGACTTCGCTTTCGCGGCCGTCTCGAACATCTCGCGGCCGTGGTAGTCAAACAAGACCGCCGCAAGATGACCGGTGCTTGAAGCGCGAATAATGCGCGTACGAAGCTCGTCTTCGCGGTCACGCGCCACGGGGACCGCTTGCGCTTTTTCGGTGTCGTCGTTAAGGATACGGTCGAATTTATACTTGACTTTGCCCGCTTCGGTCAAGCCGTCGGCGGTCCAGACCGTTTCGAGTTTGCAGGGAACCCAATAGTCGGAGCTTTCCGCCTCTTCGCGGTTGGGCGGGGATGAGCTAGGCCAAGATTTGGATAGGTCGACCGTGAACGGCAGTGAGTTGATTTGCTCTTGCCAGATGGTTAAATGCTTGAATTTGAGCCGGTCCGCATAGAACCACACACACACTTGACCGTCACCGCGACGGCCGACCACGTAGCCGACCTCCACTTCGACCTTCTCTTTGTTAATCGCGGCTGTGTTGACCGCTTCGATTTTTGCAACTCGCTCATCCATGCGAGCAAGCAGTTCGTAAATTTCTTTGTTCGTGATCGGCGCGACAGCGCGACCGTCGGTTTCGATTTGGTCTAGTTGATGATCTTTGAAATAACTCATGATTTTATGCTCCCACCTGTTCGCAAGCGAACAGGTCCACTAATCCACCGAAAACAGATTCGACCGGCAAAGCGACGGCCGACATATCCCAAGCGAGCAAAACATCCACTTGGGCGAGGTGTGACCACCCCGCCGCCAGTGTCTCGTCGTGTTCCGCTAGAAAAATTTCGCCACCTAGAAACATGGTTCACCTCTTTCTGGGGTGGCCGGCATCGCCGACCGAACGCTCTCAATAAAGCATAGAGCTTGATCAACGGTGATCGATGCGTCCTCGGCTTGTTGCCAGTTCATGCCCGATTTTGCATCGTTGAGCTCGCTGGTAGCGCTCTCGATGAGCGCGATTACGGTTTCCAATACAGCGGTGTCGATGGTGATTGTTGTTTGATTAGCCATTTTTCACCGCCTCATTGTGGATGGTTGCGAGTTCCGCGTCTTGCGCGTTGCGGATCGCTTTCGTGACTGCGTCAAGGCGGTCGGCCCAGTCGGTTAGCATATTGCCACCACGGGCGCGCCAGTTGTCCGCGCTGCGCTCGAGTGCGATTGTCATGAGATCGAGGGTGTCGTCATCGATGACGATGGTTGCTTTGCCGTCTTTGATTGTGATGTTATGCATTGCTTACCCCCGCTTCGCGAACTTTTTTCGCGAATGACATAGATTTTTTGACCATCATGTCAAGATTGTCGGCTGTATCCCACTCGCCTTGAGCGCGGTAGCTCTTGGCGTTCATGTCGATAAATTTCGCGCCACGTTCGATCATAGAGATAATAATATTCAAGGTGTCGCGGTCAACCGCGACAGTGACGATCTCGCCGTCAACAATGATTTTGGTGATTGATTTTTTTAACATGCTACCACCTCCGCTTGCGCGAATGCGTCGGCGAATAGTTCGTCAGTGAGGTCGTGCCCCCCGCCGAGGTTGGCGAGGGTGATCGGAGCAATGAAGCGATGCATTTTGTTGTTGGGGCGAATAGTCCGGCCGTGTGTGGCGAATGCGATGTCGACGAGGGCGCGGGCTTGGGCGAGGTTGACTTCGCATTCACATGTGTTGTAGACCCACGCAGCGCGGTCGGTGCTGTAGTGAGCAGTACCATTATCAATGGTTATCACAAATCGGGGATTTTTATCATCGATCTTGACAGATACGGCGAAAACCTTGACGGGACGCGCTTCGTTTGCTAGATTGGATAAAGATAAAGACATTTTGTTACCTCCAAGTAACAGTGTTTAGTGAAAGTCGCTGTATTGTTCTTGCCGGAATCCACAGCGACTTTTTTTATTGAATACATGCGTAATTATATATATTTTTGATCGCCTTGTCAATCAAAACGTGAGAATTGGCCGTTTTGTACCAAATCAAACAAAAATCTTGACAAACCGATTAGCAGTTGGTAGTATTCGGCGCATATTCAACTACGAAGGAGGTTCCGAAATTAGCGAGTCATTTGTAAAAAATCGCGTTGGTGTCTTGCTTGCTGAAAAAGAAAAGCAGGAAGGGCGCAGGATCACGCACCGAGAGATAGAAAGAGATTCAGGCATCCCCAATAGTGTTGTTTCGACCTATGTCACGCACAAGGTAAGAAACTACAATGCAAAGACTCTGTTTCTTTTTTGTCGCTACTTCGATTGCGGTATAGACGATATTCTTGAAGTGCCCCAAGGCTAGGCCGATTTAAAACAAAAAAAAGACCGCCCCATTTCTGGAACGGCCTTAAGTAACTCTCAGTAAGATAGCTGACTTTCCACGGACGCTAAACTTACTGTAAGAACCTTACAAAAGCATAGCACACGATAATTTTTTAGCGTGTTTGATGATTTGTGGAGCTAAGGAGACTCGAACTCCTGACCTCTTCAATGCCATTGAAGAGACCTAAACAGCTCGTTTTTCTCGAAATCTGTCAATCGCCTCTCAAAATCTTACCAGTGCTACCCATAGCCGCGACTATTTCCGAGTCATCAGCCGGTGCGTATATCGTGGTCGTCTCTAATCTCTTGTGTCCCGCTCTTTTGCGAGTTACTTCGAGATCGTGTTCTTTTCTTGTTAATAGCAGGACAAGATGACGCACATATTTTGTAGAGATGCGCGGATCATCTGTGATCCCTGCCCGACGTGCCAGCCGGCGGAACAGCTGGCGAACACCGTCAACGCGCATCGCTTGACCGGCCCGAGGTCCGACGAGCGACACGAAAACGAACGGCGAGTCAGACTTCCGAACAAGAAGCCATTCTCGCAACGCTCGCCCCGCTTGGCGGTCAAATTGTACCGTCCTCGGGCCGACTTTACCATCGACCACGGCCGTTCGCTCGATAAAGTCGATTCTATCGACTCGAAGAGAGACGACCTCACTCGGGCGAGCTGCACTCGCTGCCAAAAATTGCAAAATCGCAACATCGCGCCGATGCAACGCCACGTCACCGATAGCCTTAAAGCTATCTACCTTCATAGCTTTAGAGACTCTTTTCAGCGGTGGCTTCACCGCCACCACATCGACAGACGGATCGGCCTCGACAATCCCCTCGGAATAGCACCAACGAAAAAACCGGCGCAACGTGTAAGCGTACCAATACGCCGACTCGCCGCCGATCTCGCCCGCATCGACGCGAGCGCGAAGAGATTGCACCGCCAGATTAACGACTGCTCGGTCGCAATCGGCGAGAAGTTTCCCGCCGTGCTGATCGGTGAAAAATTGCAACCAGTTTCGATAATTCGATACGGTCGCGGACTTGGCTCGGCCGCTTACGGCGACGAGCCAATCGTTTACAGCCTTATTAACTGTTTTCATGTGTTTTACCTCGCTTAAACATTAAAGCCGAAACTATACCGGCGACGGGCGCGGCGAAACGTAAGGAAGTAGTGAATGGTGATAAACATTGATTGTTTATCACCAAAATTGACAACTTGTGATAAACGGGACCATTTGGTCCCGCGCTCATTTACCAAGCATGGCTTGGTGTTCTTCTCCTCCAATGAGCGACCGGTCGATCTTCTTCTTCTGTCGGCCGGTCGCTTGGGACGATAGTACCACGACAACAAGAGGTATAGGCGAAATCCAAAAAAAATGAATCCAGCCCTATTAAATCTACTCTCCCTAGCCGTAACGGCGACCGCGCTTGCGGCGCAAACCGCATACGTATACCCGCGTTGGCGGGAAAAGGAAAACGCGCGACGTGCACTCGGTATCGGTACCGTACTGATAATCAGCCTCCCCGTCGCGATTCTAGGCTATTTAGACCTAGAAACTTGGCTTTATTTTGTCGTAGCGTTCGCGGTGGCCGGCTCGGTCGTCGTGATCCGCTCAGACTGGAACCGTCGCAGACATGTGGCGGCATTAAAGCCGGAGCTTATCAATAATCTTCGGAGCCTAAGCACTGATATTAAATTAGACGTACAGGAGTTTGGTATCAATGACAAATCCAACAGGATACAAAAATAACGGGCGACTCTTAGACATTCTCGCTCATGTAGGCAATGTGGCCGATTCGCTGAAGCTTCTAGCAGAGAGAAGCGAAGACCCCGGCACGCTTGATGAGTTGGTCAAGGTGGCGGCCGAATTGCGACAGATAAGAGCTAACGCCCTAGCCGTAAGGTGGTCACTAGAGGGAGAAAGTGACTACATGATAGAAAAGAAACTTGCCCGTGACGAGTAAAGGCTCGCGCCCGCCGTATCGAGACGGCGGCACGGCTTGAACGCTTTTTATTAAAAGCGTCTGCCAATATTCCGGCCGGTGACTATCACACGATAGTCACCGGTCCAAGACGCCGAATACCGTGATTTATTAATTGTGTTTTTCCAATAGCTACAAAACGGAACCGGTTCGAGGTTCGACTCCTCGCGGTGTCATGTGCTCTTAAAGCCTCTCCTTAGTGAACAGTGTTGGTCGGTAACGCCAGTTACCGACCAACACCACCATTAAAAAGATACTATGATTGCAACACTCCCAACTCTCGAATACCTAAAAAAATTAGGCGAATTTCTCTCCGAAGAAAACGCCGAGCGATTTGACATGTCAGTGTTTAAGCGTCCCGCCTACAACACGACATACGGATATAGTGGTGACGCTATCGGCCACATCGCGGCCATAGCTCCTCATATTGACGAGAAGATAGAATGGACATTTGGCAAGCACGGCCAGCCGCGAATCTGCAATAAGCATGGCGACGTGATCCGCGACGAGATGGTCGCGACCATCTTATTCGACATTGCCGAGTACGTAGCTTATGCGCTATTCGACGAACGCGCATATGTAGACGACTCTCAGAAAGCGGTCGGCAAACGCATTCTAAAATACTGCAAGCTGGTCGGTCGCGATTGGAGCGTCGAAAAATTGTCACACATTAAGTCGCTACCATACGCATTGTCTGACAATTACGGCCGGATTCTCGCATTCTATCCAACCGCCGCATCGGCTATCGAGGATAGCCACGAATGGTTCAAGTCGGGCCGAATCGTAGTACGCCAGGAGCCTTGCTACAACTAAATGAAAAGCAGTGTCGAAATATTCGGGTACACAGCCTCCGCGATCTTGCGCGCAAAACGCGCCAGCGTGGGCCGTGTATGGCTTATTTGCCGCATGATGGACGTCGACGGCTCCGGCCGCGTCCAATACGGGACGCTCTCGTCGCTCGTCACATGCCCCGGTATGCCTTATCACTGCATCAGCAAAAAACGTCTACGTCAAATACTTATACAAGGAGACGGCCAATTCTGGAACGTACAACGCGACAAAAAAGGCCGTCCCTACCGAATTTACTACTTTAGCGAAGCGCGGGTACTCCGTAATATCGGGCACACCGCGCCTACCGGCTACGCCGTGTCATTTGGTCACGACGAAATCACAGCCCCTATCGACGAGTTCCGCGCAATGCTTTATGAAGCATTCCACGCGGGGCGCACCACGTGGACCGAGCGACCCATCGCTCGCGAAACAATGGCGGCGATGGGACTTCCCTCGGCCGAGACACAGCGCACTTATGAAAAAGTTCGCGAGCGAACACTTAGCGTCGCTCCGAATTATGTCCATGTCGGACATTACGACCGCGACACATACCACCGCCTCAAGGCGGATCACGCTCGCGGTCGCGCCGATTCTGGTCGCCACGGCCTCGACCGCGCTCGATACTCGCCGCCGATGACGTTCGTCGATTTCGACGGCCGGATCGGTAGCAAGACCGGCGCAAAGAACGCCAAAGGCAAAGCCTATCACTCGGTGCATATCACCCAGCAAATACCCAACTCGTTTAGTTCCCGCCTTCCTTGGGCGTCGCGTAGCTTAACCGCGTTGGTGTCTGAATTGGACCGCCTGACCAATCTCGCCCCCGGCGCATCACCCAGCGGTGATGAATCGGGGGCGGCTATCGAGCAATCGTTCGATAGCTCGGGCAAACAACCAGACACCGGCCGTCTTTACTACCCGACCGCACAAACAGCGGTGAACGTAGCCGAAGCGGGTCATTCACTCATCAAGGAGAACAAACTATTTGAACCATTAATTTACAACATGAAAGGCGACGGCTCGGCCGCTCCTCGCTCGGCCGTCTGGTCGCCCTTTTTTTTGCCTGAAAGTGGGGAAACAAACTATTAGTCATTTACCCGCCCCGCAGGTGGGCCAGCCTATCCTATCCGGTATGCACTACCAGCTAGGTAGCAGTGCGGCGGGAATCGGGTTTAGTGCGAGCAGGTGGTTAGAGTATCGATCTCGCCCACGGCCGTAAAAAAAGTATTAGGCAGTATCATGAAAACTACAGAGAAATTGATTTTAGGTGTGTCGGCAGAAATAGTCATCGTGGCCCCAACGGCTGGAACCGCGACCGGCTACTCGGCCATCGGCATTACCAAGCAGGGGCCAATCACTCGTGACGTTAGCGTGTCTTACATGAACGGGTATACACCACGCGGTGAAGACGATGAAGAAGAAATCAAATCTTAATTTCGATCCGGAGGACAAGAATCCTAGCGGTCGCTTAGGTCGCTTGGCTGTTGCCCTGTCCGTCCTTTTATGCCCCATTGTTATCGGCTATGGCGCAATGGTGGCGCAACAGCCATCGGTCACCGAGGTCCGCGCAGTCGCGACAGCAACGCTATCAGTCGACGCTGAAAGAGGCCTCGACGATCTCTATGCCGAGCGCGAGCAGTTCGCCGAAGACTTGGCGGAGATGGACGCGAGGATCGCACAGGCGGACGAACAACAACAACTCGCGCTACTCCGCGAGCGGCAGCAAATCGAGAACGACATAGCGCGAAACAACGCATTTGTCAACGACGAGGAAGCGCGGATCAACCTCCGCGCAACCTCAGTCGCTCAAGGCATCGAGGCCACGGCGGCACATGTCGCTATCGATCTCACCGCAACGGCCGATACTCATCGCGCCATAGCGGCGGCAACGGCGACGGCCATAAGCCTTGAGACAACCCGCGTCGCCAACGTGAGCGCGGCCTCGGCCGTAGTTCGCTACGACAAGATGACGCGAGTCTTAGAAGTTGCTTTATCGGCCCTCGCGGTCGTGGTTGTAATCGCGGGCGCAGTTGCCCTACTCGGCGGTGTCGGCCTATGGCTTTACAAGCTCGGATTAGCGATCTACCTATCGCAGTACGACCCGATGCCGGAGGTTGAGCTCATAGAAGCCGAAACGCCACCCGCCCCACTGGCGGAGGCGGACCTCGTCGAGCTAATGCGCGAATTTGAACGGCAACACCGGCCAACACCGGCCGACACCGTGCAAAAACCGGCTAACACGGTGCCAACACCGCCGGAAAACGGCCCCAGCACCGACGAAGCACCCATTAGCGCCGGCCCCGCACCGGTCGACACGGTGCAAGAATCGGCCGAGTTTAATCCCGACACCGTCGAGAGATTGGACCCCAAACAGGCTCCAACGGCGGCGCAACGGGCCATGATTCGCGGTTTGTACAATCGATATAAATCGAAATCTCAAGTCGCTCGAATGCTCTACGGAAGCAAGAACCCGAAGACATTCGGCTATGTGACAAAGTCAGTCGAAGAGGGGGCAACCCTCGCGGCGGGGACCGAATGAAGATCATCGGGAAGCGCAAGCAGATAGAAACGCTCTATCGCTGGATCGCTTCTATATTCAACGCGACGGCTCGCCGGTCTCGGCGAGCCGTCGCAACAGAGACGAGCACGTACTTTACTTTTCATTATTTACAACTGATGAGCACGTCGTCACGAAAGACTGCGAGATCATCGAAGCTACAGAGGATTAAACAATGAAAGCATTGAAACAAATTTGGGGGAGAGTCCGCGCATTTAGCTTGTTTGTCGCGATGCGCTATTTAATAGAAAGTGCATTCGAGAACCTCGGCCTCATCGTTACGCCGCTTTTTCCGGCGTCGCTGTTCGGCTGGTCGGTCCACGAATATGTCATGCACCAAAGCGAGGGAAATCACGCGCTATCTCTTGCGCTTGCCATCGTGGGCGCGGCCGCAATCGAGAGCGTAGGCTTTTGGGCGTTCAAGGCCTACATGAAAACAAACCTCTACATGATACCGGCCGCTTATTTGTTTGTGGGCATCGTGGGAACGGTCGTTCTCGAATGGGGAGACGTCCAGCGGGTGGTGATCAATATCATCGGGTTTATGATGGTCGCGATTTTTTACTGGGCTCGCGCCGCATGGAATGAAGCTGTCGCGACCGAGGCAAGCAAAAGCAAAATCGAGGATTGGAATCTCGAACAAGAAGCATTAGATCGCCAAGAGAAGCGAGAGATCGCTAGCGAGAAGCAACGCGCATCGATTCGCGTGAGCGAGGAAAAAGCCATGCAAAAATTGAAAGGCGAAAGGGTTTCAAAACAGGTTGCAGGGAGCCTTTCAAAACAGGTTGCAAACATGGTTGCAATGGGCCGTTTTAATACCGTTTTCAGTCGGCTAGACGCCAAAAAACAAACCTTGATTGAAACCCTTTCGCAACATCCCAACGCAACCCAGAAACAACTTGGCGCGGCCATTGGTGCAAGCCACACAACGGCCGCGAACCACCTAAAACAACTCTTGGAAATCGGGGGCGGATCATGAGCCAGCCTCTCGTAACCATCGTTAAAAGCGCGTTCAGCATGCGCCCCAAGCCACGGCCGAAACAGCTCAAGCAGGGTCTCGTACTCTTCGCCGATCCGAGCGAAAACGCGATTGTCGTCTACCGCAAAATCGATGATCCGCAAGCGGAGCATGGCGCGAGCTACGTCGAGGCGACGGTCCTCTCGGACGCGCTCGAAATCGCAATGCAGGAATTACACGGCGGTCGATTTACCGGCGTGATCGGTGAATACAAAACGGCCGAATTTAAGGAACGCGGAACCGAGAAAATCCGCTGGCGCGGTGGTTACCGGATCACCGCGAAACCTTCACAGGATCAACTACTATGATTAGCTACGTACCTATAGGCATGATCGCCGACGGCAAGTATCAGAAGCGCGAAGAGTACGGCGATATTGTCGAACTCGCGAGAAGCATCGCTTCTCAGCTTTTCCCGCACCTCGGCAACCTCGAAGCGGCTCCTCGCCGTGCTTCTTATGGCTTGTTGCAGTTGCCACAAGTGCGCGTGTTCGTCGATGGTGAGCTCGTCGGTCCAGACATCGGCCGTCGCGCTGTTTCGGGTGAGATCGTCGGCGCGGTTCGTGCCGAGCTGCTTTTCGGCCATCGCCGGACGAGCGCGATAAAGTGGCTCACCGCCGCTGGAAAGCGAAGCGCGGACAAGATCGCAAAAGAACTCGACATCGAGCGCGACGAGGCGTTCCGTTTGGTGGAGATGTGCGCGGTCGTATACGACGGCCGTGTACCGTGCGAAGTCGTCACCATGACCGATGAGGAAGCGTTTCTCGCCACGTGGACCGAGAACACGCACCGCAAGGAGACGACGGCCGTCGAGGACGCCGCCTTTATCTTGCAAGCTCGCGAGATTTGGGACGGCGAAACGATGTCATTCATCGCCGACAAATTAAACATCTCGCGAAGCCGAGCGCAAAACCTCGCACGGATCGAAACCGCGCCAGAGTGGGCGAAACAAATGAACAAGCGAGGCGAACTCAACGGAGGGCAACTCGAAGAGATCGTCACGCTCAAACGCTTGGCCGAGCATGAAGACCGCCAAGATAACTACGCCTACGACGTACCGCTTGTCACGCAAGTTCTTGAGAGCATCCGTGCGAATCCGGACGCATGGCCACGCGCCAACATTCGCGCATACCTGAAGAGGCTCGGACAGTCGGCCGATCCGGTATGGGATCGCATGCTCGATTACAAGCTCGGCGGCATCTCTGACAACTGCAAGCCGTGTCCAGCTCGGATCGGTGGCGGATGCGTCGCCACCGCTTGCAACTTTGCCAAGCGGAACCAAATCGCCAAAGAGTACGCCGGCGCAGCCGGTCGCGACGGTGGCATCGCGTGGAGCGATGACCACGATCTCAACTCGGTGCGAATCCGAGAAAATTCGACGTGGAGAATATCGCGACTACTGGCACAAAAGAATATGGAAGAGATCGCCGCACTTGATGACCGGTTTCGCCTATGCTTCCACGGCCGGACCGGAGCCCCGAGGCCGTTCAAAGAGCCCGCGTGGGGGTATGGTGACCGACCGAATCGGGACGACCCAGTCGAGAACTGGATCGCGATCTACTTTGACGACGAGGATATGCCCGACTTTCTCGCCACAGAGTGCGATAAAGAGGAAGCAGAAGCGGAACTGACTGAGCGCGATGAGTATCTCGAATCGTGGCGCACCGAGGCCGACGTTGCTCTTGCTCGCGCTTTAACAAATGTGCGCAACCAAATAGCCGAGCAGATTAGAAAAGCGGTTGTCGTCGACAGTGTCGCGCCGCTCATGGGCTGGTCGCTAGATATGACCTGTGACGGCGTGAACGGCGACGAGGTCGCGGCCGCGTTCGCTCGGCGCATCGTCGGCCGGATCGATTCGCTATCTCAGCTTCTTATTAAAATCAGCGATCTGCGACCAGTGCTGTTGCAACCGCTCACGAATCCTCCGGACCGCGATCCGGCGACGGCCGCACTCGCTGTTGTACTCGATGTCGATCGAGACGAGCGTTGGGCGCGGCACCGGTGGGAGGATTCGCGAGTCCTGAATCTGGCGCGGACGCTTCCAGACTCGCCGCTAAGACGCGAGATTGTGCGGGTTTTCGGTGAGGGCTAAGGCGTTCGCAGGCGAACACATTTATATAGGAAGAGTGCGGGAGAATCCCGCAACAAATTTGCGACAGTTGATTAAAAGTCAACTGTCACAACGGAGGCAATAGACATATGAAAAAATGGCAAGAAATTTTAAGTGAAGCACTGGAAGAGATTAAGCCGGTCGCCGCTGTGTGCCTGTTTAGCGGCGGCTACGACAGCATGATTTCTACGTCTCTTGCTTATCAGTATTGGCGAGAGAATGACATAGATATTTCGCTCCACACCACAGCGATTGACACCATGTTAAGCGCGGACGGTTGGCGCGGATTTGTGACAATGTGCGCGAAGGTACTGAATTTTGATCACTTCGGTATCTACAGTAACCTGCCCGGCTATCAGCAGTTTTTAGACTTAGTGGGGCATCATGGATGTCCATATTCGCGGCAAGGTCACACCAACACATACAGACGATTGAAAGAGCGCGGTATAGAAGCGACTCTCAAATCGCTCAAGACAAATCGCCGTGACCGCGTTCTTTTTATTACTGGTGTCCGACGTGCTGAAAGCGTGGCGCGGTCAGACGCAGAAGAATACAGCCAAAAAGGTCATAGCTCCGCATGGTTTGCTTCTCCGATCCTGTACTGGAGCGACGAAGATTCGCTTAAATACCGAATGGAAAAAGATTTTCCAACCAATCCATTTTATGAAACGGTTGGAGGGTCGGGAGACTGCCAATGCAACTGGGGCAATTTCATCAACCTTGAGACGCTAGAAGAACATGCACCAGAGACGGCCGCGAAAGTTCGCGAAATCGACCAACTAAGCAAAGAAAAACATGGTTGGGGTTGGTGTGATACTCCTGACTGGTTGGCGTTGCGCAAGCTGAAAGCTGGTCAAATGTCGCTAGCCGCATTTGCGGCTAATGATCTTTGCGCAGGATGTGAACGGCCGAAACCGAACAGACGAGCGGCCGAAGAACTTGCAATGATGAGAGAGTGGTAGGACTGCTATCACCTGCAGGTGATCTTTAGTCAATGGATGCAAGATGAGAAAGAAAATCCGGCCACAGACGGCCGTAAGATTGAAAAAGCATATCCGATTTGATCGAGTATTTTCAGCGATGGAAGTGGCTGAATCTATGTATCCAAATTCCGTTCGGATCGATACAGAAGGTCGGTATTCGAACAAAGCAATATCGACAGTGCGGCGATTGCTTCGTTTGGCGCGAGGCGTGGTAGAGCTTAACAGTGGTTGCTACTATGCGGATCGTGATGCTTATGAGTTGAATATGACTAATCGTGCAAGTGACAATGATTCAACTGTTACACCAAAAGGAAACAAAAATGACAGCAACAGTACCATTTAATTACATCGGCGATGATCCTGAACCATTGGACGCACCATCGCCAAAAACTCGCGAAGAAATAGAGTACTTGAAACGAGACTGGCTTAGTGATCCATGCTATGACCGAGAGAGTGTCGAAGGTTTTGAGTGGCATCACGAGGAATTGTTGGAACTCCGCGAAGAACACGAGGCCAAATGGCAACAACAGCGAGCAGATGAAATCAAAGAAATGTCCGCAAGGCGGGAATGTTCAGAAGCGACGGCCGTAAAGATTGAATCTTTGCAATATCAG